ATAAGTATAATAATCCTAACGAGGGTGTAAAGGCAGATAGAACAGAATTACAAAAATTACCAAAACCAGTCGGTTGGAGAATATTGGTATTACCCTTTAAAGCAAAACAACAAACAAAAGGTGGGGTTTTGCTTACAGATAAAACAATAGAAGATTCACAATTAACTGCATCTGTGGCTTTAGTGTTAGATACTGGTGCGGATGCTTATAAAGATAAAGAAAAGTTTCCTAATGGGCCTTGGTGTAAACAAGGGGATTGGGTCGTGTTTGGCAGATACGCAGGATCAAGACTAAAGATTGAAGGAGGAGAGGTCAGG